CTGCTGCCTTATCTGCTGCAGCCTTTGTGGCTGCTGCTTTATCTGCGGCTGCTTTAGCAGCCTTTACCTTATCAGCCGCGGCTTTAATAGCCGCTGCTTTATCTGCTGCAGCCTTCGTGGCTGCTGCCTTATCTGCTGCAGCCTTTGTGGCTGCTGCTTTATCTGCGGCTGCTTTAGCAGCCTTTACCTTATCAGCCGCGGCTTTAATAGCCGCTGCTTTGTCTGCCGCTTTTTTAGCGTCCGCTGCTTTATCTGCTGCGGCTTTAGCCGCCTTGGTTGCTGCTGCTTTGTCTGCTGCTGATTTAGCATCATCTACTTTTTTTGCTGCAGCCTTTGCTAGGTCCGCTGCTTTCTTTGCTGCCGCAATAATGGACGCTGGGTTTACTGGCATTATACTCCAAATCCAAAGGCTCTTGCGAGTCCTGTTGCTGCGTCACGCGCATCTTCGTTAGCCTGTTGTGTTAGTTGGTACTTAGGGTCTTTTTTGGCCTTAAGTAATAAATCGTAATATGATGGTGGGGTACCTTTACCATCTGGTCCAGCAAAGTTTGTGTAGGACATTACAATAGGATTGGTCTTCCAGTTAACATTCTCTTCTGGCATTTCCCATGTCTTTGCAAGCATCTTGACAATAGGGGAAGCAATGTCATATGTTGTAAGTTCTGGGTCCTTGGCAAAGCGGTCAGCAAACTGTGGGTACTCTTTTGCTGCAATTTTTTGTAATGTTACTTTGTAGTCAGCAAGTTTCAAGTCGCCCTTGGCGATTGCCTTAGCGGCAACCTTTATGTCTTTGTCAGATACACCAAGGATATTGAACTTATCGAGCACACCACGTACTTGGGCTAGAACGTTAAGAGACTTGGCTCCTAGTGTTGCTTCATTGCCAAAGTCGACTTTCTTCCATACCCAGTCTGATGTAAAACGACCAGGGTCAAAGAAAGATGGGTACTCTGTTGTCGCAGTAGATGATATAGTCTTATCAACCGCTTTATCAGTTGCACCAGGTATCAACTTGTTTGAAGTAGAAGTAATTACTTTTTCAATTTGACGATTCTGTTCAGCATCAAATTCTTCCATGAACTGCTTTACATCTGCAGAGGTGAACTTGGCAGTGTACCCAGCATCTTCTGCAGCCAGCCTCATGATTTCAAGTGCTGTGTTATAGGTTAACTTAGTCTTGGTAGTTGAAGTATCTGTCCCAGATTGTGGACTTCTGGTACTTCCGCCACCATTTTGAGCCATGATAGAATTGATAATTGATGCTACGTCAGAAGGGAGACCAGTTGCTCCAGCCGCTGCTTTGCCAGTACCAGTGCCACCGTCAATATCGATGTTATCTGGAATACCATCTTTATCTTTGTCTGCCATTAGTTAGCCGCCTTTAGTGAGTCATTGTCAAAATATCGTGTAATAATTGTCTTTAAGTTGCCATCCCATTGACCAACGTTTTGCTCTGTCCACATGTTATATGCATCTCTTAATAATGCCTTACGTGGGTCATAGTCTGGTAATGACTGGTATGCTGTAGAAAACATTGAACGAGCAGTTAAGAATTCCTGAACATCTCGCCAAAGTTGGCTATTGCCATTCTTTCCCATAAACTTGGAATCGTTGGTAATCTCAGTTAATGCTCGAGCATACTTATAAGAAGTATCACCACTCTGAGCAAGTTGATACTGGTCATACCATGCTTGGCTTTGCTCTCTAAATGTAGTAGCAGCAAGTGTATCTAGGACGCCCTTAAGTTCTGGGTGAGCACGAAGAGTCTTACCATCGGTAATCTTAGCCTCTAGCGCTTCCTTAGTCAGCATATAGGTGTTCCAAGTACGTTGCTTAATACGCTCAACTTCAATCTCCTGTGGAGTCATCTTGAGTTCATTAAGGTTCTTACTTGTTCCTGGCAATGTTGCACTTGGATTAGATAGAAGCGCAAGGATATTGTTTGACTGCTTTGCTGGGTCATAATCTAAATCAGCAGTTAGCAAACCAACTAGGTTAATTTCACCTGGTTCAATGTTAGCAAGTCGTCCAACTAGCGCATCATTCTCTTCAAATACACGTGCGTATGCTTCGCTTGTTGCAGGTATATTTAGGTTCTTAGATGAACCAGTAAATGATACTCTGTCAAGCATGAACTTTGGTCCAAGTAGAGATAGCATCTCTTCGCCTGCAGCATCGCGGGCATCCTGATTGTTCAAGCCCTGAGCCTGGTACTTCTCTTGCAACTTATAGTACAAGTTTGAAGTAAGAGCCATTGGAGTATTGTCAATCTTGTAAGGAATACCTGCATAAGGTGATGCAAATGTAGACATGAACTTAGCGCGGAATAGACCCTTTACCTGCTTTTCAATCTCAGCATCAGATGGCATAGCATCTTGAATGCCCATTTCAACCAACATTGCGTTATAGTTATAGACAGACTTCCAAGAACTTAGGTAGTCTCGTTGTCCGCTTTGACCGAATATCTTGGCTGCAAGTTCTCTCTGCCAACCTGTGTATGAAAAACCATTAACAGCGTTCTTAAGCCAAGGTGGAGTGTAAGCATCTCTTACAGATGTTGGAGGACCATAAGGGAAGATAACCTTGTACCAGTTAGTGCCACCCCATGTCATCATTTCTTCGACATCTGCTTCTGACTTGTGGAACTTTTGCATTGCCTGGCCTATTGAAAGTCCAGTAATGAATGATGGTCCTGGTCGGTTAAGCAGGAATCCTAGTGATTGCGCACTAAGTTTAATGCCTTCTCCTCTTGAGCCTAAATTCGCGTCATTGGTTCCTGGGATAACCAAGTGAGATATCTTGTTGATGTCATCAGTTGGATTACCGTATTCGTCAACGCCAAATGTTGTGTATGCGCGTCCGTAGTTAGATACTAGCGCTGCTGCTCGAACTGGGTTTTTTGCAGCAAGACGACCATAGCGCAGGAATGCGTTAGCATTTGCACCTGGGAACGCCATGATTCCACGTAGGGAGTTAATAAGACGATTAGGGTTGTTAATAGTGTAGAGAGTCTTTTCCATCTCTTGCAAAGCCTCACGGCCTGCTGCCTGACGTAGAGCATTGTACTGGCCAGTTGTCATCTCGACACCTTGGTCCATTAGGTACTGTGCTCGTCGCGCAACATTCTCAGTTGCCAACTTGTCAAACAAAGAACCACGGATAGGATTTTCAACGCTTGCGAGCGTACTCATCACCCTAGTCATCATCTTGTTGTAGCCCTGGGTTGCAGCGGATACTCCGCTTACACCAAATGTTAATGCTTCATAGTTATGATTAGATGGGATGATATCGTACAACTCATCAATGTATGGAGCAAGAAGTGTCTCTAGTTGCTGTGATGTAACTTCACCCTTAAGGATTGCTGCGCGTGCCTCATAAGATGGGTACATGCGCTTAACAAGTTCAATCTTTTCAATAAGGTAAGAAGATGCTTGCTTCTCATCAAAGACATCAAATGCCTTGAGATAGGTTGCTCCCTCTGCAGTCTTTCCCCATGCTAGAATCTTCTCTACTGGAGTTTCTGCAAAGATTAGGTCCATCAGAGGCTCACCACGGTATTGACGATTAGCAATATCTGCTAACTCTTCAAAGTAGTTCTCATCTGCTACGCCAATCCTTGACATAGGAATCTTGCGCTTAATTGCGGCAACGCCTGATGCTACAGACATTTCTCCTAGGAAGTTGATTTGCTGCGTTCTAGCGTTCTGTGTTTCTGCGCGTACCGCTGCAGTAAAGTTGTTTGCGCTTCCAGCGCTTTGTTCCTCAATAAAGGAATCAATATGATGCTGTGTACCATTAAGAACAATTACGTTCTTTTCCTTTGAGTAGTAACGTTTCTTGAACTTTGCGCTCTTACCAAATACATCTGCTTGCTTAACTCTGGCTTCGCCAAGTTCCTTTAGGGCATTATCAATACTAGCATATGCTTGCTGAACTGCATCATCTGCGGCTATAATTACCTTTTTATTGGTTGCCATCTTGTTAATTATGGTCTTATAGTTAGCAACTGCTGCTTTAGCCTTCTTGATTTCCTTAGTCTTTGTGGTAATACCTGGCTTAGACTCAAGGTATGCAATTCTGCGCTCTAGTGTTGCCATGCTAGGAATAGCCTGTGTAAGACCGTATGGAACCATTGCGTCGCGCAAATCTAGTTCTATGTTATCGACAACTTCCTCAATAGCCTTTAGTTCCTTCTTTGCAGCAGATAAGTGCTGTGACCTAGTTGCAGGAGATGCATTATTGAGAAGGTCGTTTACAGATGCTTCTGCGGTGTTCTTTGCGGCAATAGCCTGCTCCAACATGTAAGACCTGTCTGATACATTGCTAGCAACAGCCTTGTATTCAGCCTTGTTGATAACATTCTTTCTAACATATTCATTAGACCAGTTGTAAAAATTAATAGACGCTCTCTTGCCACCTGCAGCAATAATTTCATTTCTTACGAAAGCAATACCCTGTGACAAGCCAACGCTAATGATTGGCTCAAATAGTGACTGCTTGAATGCGTATGATGGGCGAGCAAGTACGTCGAATGTCCATACCTTGTTAAGTTCACCAAAGACATCTCTTCCAGCACGATTACCTGCCTTGCCTAACTTGGTAAGCCCCTTTGCTGCTTCAATGTCAAGTTGGGTCTCAATGTCATCCCAAGGCGTGAAGCGGTAGGACTCTGCGAATTGACGCAATGTTTGAGGTTGAACTAGTGTAACGTTTCCATCGTAGCCAACGCCAAATCCGTTTTCTTTAACAGATTGCATTCCCTTGCTAACATTCATTTGGAAGCGTGCTACGTATGTGCTAATTTTATTCTCATCATATATCTTAGCCTTGTATGCAAGCATACGACCAACCTGAGCATCAATTGATTTAAGTGCTTCTACCTGTGCGATAGAACCCTTGCCAAGTGTCTGCATGTATTCGTCTTCTAGACGAGCACGAACAACTGAAACCTTCTCATATAATCCAGGCTGTGTTTCAACTTTACCAGCACCATCTCTAAACATCTTCATGTTATTGAGGAAACCAGTAAGTTCTACACGTGCCTGCATTGGGCGCATACCTGATAGAGATACAAAGCCAGCAGGTAGTGATTCTGTTCCGCGACCAGCAAGTCGCACAGCCTTCATTACTAGACCACCAGCAGTTGTACCAATTGTGGTTTCTAGTAAACCTGAAATCTTGTCATACTCACGGCCACGAATCGCACTCTTTGCTCCACGAACTGCAGTCTGACCCTTGATTAGCGCAGATGCACCAAAAATAGGCTCGATAGGCATGAAGTCTTTGCCACCAGAGAGTAGGTTACCTTCTGGGTTAAAGAATGCATCTTTAATCTTTGTAAACTGTGGGTCATTATTGATTGCATCGTCAAATGCTTTTTTGATACGCAAAGCAGATAAACCTGTTGGTAACGGCAACTCTCCATCTTGGATGGCCTTGGTACGTATTTGTGACTTAACATCAGCCATGTCAAATAGTTTATCACTTGACGTATCCGCTAGACGCTGTAATGCGGCAAGGTTACCCTTATCAGCAAGAAGCAAGTCTTTAACAACACTTGCATCTGTTGCTTGATGAATGATTGGAATCAATCTTTCGTTAGTGCTGTACTTCATGACTAGGTCTTCAATCATACCCCAGTCTTTACTACCAGCAAGTGCTACTACGTGGCTTCCTGAGATAGTCTGAGCACCTTGTTTGCCGTTTGTATTCGCGTATAATATTCCATTATCCATGTCGGCTGCTAATGAATCAACGCTCTTTGTCTTAGTGTATAGACCAGCATCCTTTGCGACAGACTTTACGCCTGCACCAGCCAACTTACCAGCAACACCGATACCCTTGTTACCTACAACGAAGTCACCAATACCAGTGTACCAGCGACCAACTGCGTTATCAACAAAGTTCTTCTTGATGCTCTCGTCTTCCCATAGGTTGACGTTATCTAGGTCAATCTTACCAGTAGAAAGAACCAATTGGGATAAAGGGTTAATCATTGGAATTAGGCTTGACTTAGTAAGAGCCTGCATTGCAGAAACTTTTTCACTACGGGCATAGGCTGCCTTGATATCAGAGAACTGAAAGCCCTCTTCGAATTGTCCCTTTTTGTAAAGAGGAGAATTTAAGTCAGTTACCAAACCTAGAGTAGAGATTGGTCGAGAAATAAGAGGTGAGTAAATCTTATTATTAAACTGGACAGCACCCTTTAGTAGGAAGTCAGCAGTAGACTTGCTTGCAGCCTTAGCCACACGTCCTGGAGCAGTTGCCTCAATTACTTTATTTGTGCTATCAAGAAAACTTCTTATATTTGCAGTAAATGCTTCTTCTCTTTTTTGTTCATCCTCATTGAGGTAAGAACCGCCGCCTGTAAGTTTCTTAAGAACAGAACCTGTTGTGGATAGAAATGAATTCCATGAAGACATCTTTACCCCCTAAAAGTTTCGTTTGATATAATTTTTTTCGTTTCCGCCCTTGACATCTTCCTCTGTAATCCCTACAATAAAAGCGTCACGCTCTTCTGGGGACTTCCATGGAATCATTGCAAGTTCGATTGCTATTCCTGCGTTTTGGTAGCCTAGTGAGTTGGCAAACTTATCAACATTATCAAAGAAACTACCAGGTGAAAATGTAACATCAGCCATTTATTCCGCCGTTAGAATTTTGAATAAGATAGTTTACAAAACGCTTGTATGAATCTGGAGCGTTTGGAGACTGAGCAGCAAGGCTCAAGTCTGGAAGATATGACATAGCAATCTTTACGTTCTCATCTTGACGTGCATCACTCTTGAAAGCATTTGGTAGTGCTTCTGAACCAGGACCAGGGCCAAAATCTACACCAGCAGTAATTGGTTCTGATGGATTATTGGTTGGGTCCATGAATGTACCTAGTGGAGACATATTCATATCAGCGTAAGGGTCTCCTTGTGAAGATGGTGCTGCTGCATTAACTGACGCAACTGCTGCATTACCTTCAACTCGAGAGTTGTTTAACGCGCTATTCTCACCATAGGCAAAGCCAGTGTAGTTGCCACTTTGTCCCGCTCCACCTGTACCTGAAACATTGGCAGGGTTATTCTGTGGCGCATCTGGGCGCATTCCTCCACTGACCATTATTCCTCCTACTTAAATTGTTTGAAAATATGAATTGGTTCTGAGCACATATTGTCGTATTGAATTGCGATAGCAATTGCTTTACGAACCATTGCTTCTGCTTGTTCAATAGTCTTTACTTTTTCCACACCCAACGCTGCCAATGCACCGAGGGCAACATCTCCGCCACTACCCATAACATATACATTACGAACATCGGTATCCCAAGAGTAGTCCTCAGAAACCGAGAAAACTTGCCCCTTGACCGAGATGAGGAATCCCCCATCAATTTGTGCGACATCGCCGTCCTCTTTCATGTCAATACCTGCATCCACAAAGTTCTTCCGCATCGCTGGGATAAACTTCTGTGTCATAAAAGTATTTAAGTCTTCTTGCACAGTAGGCTTAGGTTGCTTGTAACCATAATGCAACACATTACTAGCACGTGATGAACCACAACCAGCAATTAAGATACCGTTGTTTTCTATAATCTTTGGTGTCTTTGCTATCTGAAAACGTCCATGCTCATCACTAAGTCGTGAATCGCATCCTAGTACCGACCAACCGTCACCTTGTATCGCTACCAGCGTTGTCATTTTATCCCCTAGTTGTCACTCGTCCTGTTGCTTTGCCGCTACCGCTTAGGGTAGATAAAATAGTTTGTAAGTCTGGTGCTGCCGCTGGAGGTGCCATTCCCATATCCATTGGAGAGCCTCCTACTGGAGCCGCGCCTGGAGCAGGGGACGGCTGCTCAACAGGAGAAGTTGCCGCCCCAGCAGGAGGAACTTGTTGCTGTGGAGCAAATACATCTGCGATTGCATCTTCTAAGGTTTGACCCTTTTGACGCGCAGAAATTACTCCCGCAATCTTAGTTACGATAGATGCTGGGTCTCCGCCTTGCGTAGCCATCTGCGGAATAGCCTGAGCCATTGCAGTAATGCCACTAAGAAGTGATGAGCGCATGTTTTCGATTTCAATCTTTTCAAGTTCTTGTGTAACATTGACTGTGAATGGTAATTCACGCATAGCCATGTCCTTGGAGATTAATCCTCCGCCAAGAGCCTGTAGCATAAAAATAAGTCCCTGTGCTGGGTTAAGACCAGCAAGCATACCATAACGAACATCTGCAGAGTAATCACTCTTGATATCCTTAGTTGGCTTGTACGTAATCTCGTACGGTGAACCAGAGTCTACGCCGCGAATTGTCTTTTCTTCTGGGAAGATTCTCTCATCTACTTCAAAACATAGAGAGACTACATCGCGTAGAGCAGATGCAAAGATTGCCTGTGCTGATTTAACCTGTGTATCAAATGCACCCATAAGTGCCTGTACACCTTGACCAGTAACGATGCTTGCATCGATATTACCTGAGCGTCCTTCGGGGTAACGAGTACCAGCGCGAAGTTCCTGGTTAAGTAGTTGGGCTTCCGTGAATGCGCCTTGTGGAATGTTTAATTCGACACGACGAACACCAGCAGGGTTAGAGGTACGGATAACCGCATCTCCACCCAACTGGAGTTCTTGAACGTCTTGTGGTAACACGATTGGTGCTTGAACACTTTTTTCCGCTGCTTCCATTGCTAATAAAGCGAAACGGTTGCGGAGAAGTTGAATACCTAGTACGTCGTCGAATTGTCCACGCATTTCACCATCAATAGATGGCTTACGCGCCACGACAACCATCATCTTGCCCATTGGATTCAATGCGCGAGATAAAACTAAATTACCCTTTTTAGGTAAGTAAATTACTGATTGGTCCTTGTCGAAGTAACGAACCATTTCGACCTGAGCATGCAGGTCCTGCTGGTATCCTTCACGACCTAGGATTTGAGTTTCATACTCTGGGAACTGCGAAACCAGTTCTCCAA